AAAACCCACAGTTTGACCAGTGGAAAGCTGCTTATCGCTGGTCACGGAGGGCCCGCGCAGAGCTTAATTTTCCATCTTGCACTCCAGCCAACAGAACTTGTCAGTGACTGGTTGCGTCGTGTTATGCGTGCAGAGCATGTGCGACCAGGACAGCTGTTGACTCTGTTGCCCGTTGCAACAACATTGACATTTGTGCGCGGGCGAACCGAAAGAGCTGCATATCAGTTTGAGGAGGCAATGGGTGGGGTGCCCGGGTTCTTTGACAGAGGTAATAATAAATAGTGGTGCCGCGTTGTTCTGCAGGGTTATGAGACAGTTTGTACGCTGGTCCATAACTCTGTGAGTGTGCTTGAACAGCGTGGTATCCCCAAACTTAGGAAGGGGTTTGGATTTGTCAGGGAATCAATTGGTCGCAATGTGTTTTTCTTTAATAATTCCTTGAGCGTTGGCTATCGCGCTCTTATGGAGAGGTTGTATTACGTCAAGCAGAGAACGGAGGGTGGTGAGGATGTGTTTATCCCTTGCCCCCAACCGACCCGACCATATTCCGATTTGGATTACTTTACCATTGCCATCAAGCAGAATCTACCCTCTCTTCCTCCGAAGTGGACTACTGAACAGTTTGTCCAATCATACTCCGGATCGAAGGCCAAGAGGTATGAGGCTGCTGCAGTCACCTTGGGCCGCTCAGGGCCCTTGCGTAAGTACGGGTATCTCAAAACGTTCATAAAGGGCGAGTTTTATGATGCTACTAGCAAACATAATCCTTGCCCACGCCTTATACAACCAAGGCATCCTGCGTACAATATACTGGTGGGCCGTTATTTGAGGCCAGCTGAGAAGTTAATATACAAGTCCATAGACAGGGTGTTTGGGCACCATGTGGTCTTGAAATGCGACACCCCTTGGAAACGTGCTGATGTCATATCCAAATATTGGCACGAGATCTCTGATCCGGTTTTTGTTGGATTTGACGCCAGCAGGTTTGATCAACATACTTCAGAACCTGCATTGAGATGGGAACATTCTGTATATGATGCCATCTTCCAAGATGAGGAATTAGCAGCATTGTTGGATTGGCAAGTTAACAATGTTGGTTATGCCTCATTTAAAGACGGGGTTATTAAGTATGAAGTCAAGGGATGCCGCATGTCAGGAGATATGAACACAGCATTAGGAAATGTTCTCATAATGTGTGCCATAACCCATCGGTTTCTCACATCATTGGGCGTGCCCTTCCGATTTATCGATGATGGTGATGATTGCGGCGTCTTTATAAGCAGAAACAATTTGCCCCTGCTTGCCGCCCTCCCAGCCCACCACCTCCAGTACGGTTATGAGATGACAGTGGAAGAGCCTGCGTATTGCATTGAGGATATTGAGTTCTGTCAATCCAGACCCATTGATTGTGGGCATGGCAATTGGATGATGGTCCGCAATATCCACAAAGCTTTGAAGCAGGATGCGCTCAGCATAGATAAATATGACTGGGCTGAACACTGTGATGTTTTAGCTGCCACTGGGGTGTGTGGTCTTGCACTTTATGCTGGGATGCCAGTCTTGGATGAATTCTACAAGATGCTTAGCAGAACTCAACACAATTCTGCTAGTGTGCAACGTCTTGTTGGTGACATGCGCCGTGGACCACGCACATGGCGCAGTGTGGATAGCGCACGTGGTTTTTCCATTGATGACACGTCAGCCCGAGTGTCAATTTGGCGAGCTTTTGGCATATTACCAGATATGCAACATGCGCTTGAGGAGGAGTTTCGGGCACAAAGTCTCGGACAAAATAGAAGTTTAAATCTCCCCCACACACGCTCAGCTACTGATAGCATCCAGTATTATCTAGATAGAAACACTTGTGTATAGAATGGCAAAG